TACTCTGCTTTCCATTAGATTGATTGCAACTGTAATGAACACTCAGAATCTTCTTCTATAACATTAATTTCAGTTTTTGGATATTCTGGAAGTCTATTTAAGAAAATCAAAAAACTTTTAATATATGGCCAAAGATCTTTTTCTAAATTATAAAATAATAAAGGAACTGTAGCATCATCAAAAACATTGAATAATACAGTGAGGTGATTAAGAATCAAATGAGTCTTAAGCACCCCAGTATTTTTATATCTCTTCAACAACCGTTTTACATATTTTATTCTTTTTAGATCATCCTCAAAATCGTCTTTGGTGACTGCCTGAGGATTATCGTAGAATTTTATAGCAAATAACAGATAGTTATCCTCATTCAATTCATCAAATCTCATACTAAATTATCATGCGTAAGTTAATGATGCTGAGTTAGAAATTACTTCTTCAGTTCCACCAAGTGAATTGATTTTTACACGGAACTTATAACCATCATAGGTTGATTTGGCAGCAGACGTAAGTGTAAGAGTTGCTCCAGTTGTACCAGAGAATGGTGCAGAATTTGTAAGATTTATCCACTTGGATATCTGTGAACTCGTTTGATACTGCCATTGATAAGTAAGAGTACTAGGAGTACCAGATGTTGAAGTTGAAACAGAAAAAGTTCCAGTATAAGGAGTTGATGCTCCAGTAACTGCTGCTGGTTGGGCAGTGATAGTTACTGCAGATGCAACGTCAGCAACCTTTGTATCATCAGTCCAATCTCCAGAATCAGAAGATATAACACTGAGATCTGCAATCTTTTCTGCCTTATGACGAGTATTTCCTTCCGTGTCAATATGAGTTTTATAAACCCACCAACCAGGACCGTCAATACCACGGGAACGATTTTCGTTAAGAACTGCTTCAGTAGTATCTACAAAGTAAAGAGTTCCCGTATTAGCATCTCCACCATCAATTACATATTTTGCTACTGCCTTAGGTGCAGTTCTTCGAATTGCATTTACTGCTGTTACGGTTCCAGTTGAACCTGCATAATTTTTATGGAGATCTAGGTGAGTTGCGTCAGTTATCTTATATACAACATATGAAACACCAGAAAGAACCAAGATATCGCCCGGATTGATATAATTGTTGCTTCCACTATCCAAAAAACTGCCACCTGCTAAAGTGATTGTTGCATTACCATTAACAACAGCAACGTTGTTTGCTAATGCCTTTGCGTCTAATTTTCCCCAGAGTGACATCCTATTTACCTACTAAAATTTGCTTTTATATTGATATTTATAAAAAAAGGAGACCTTTACTTTTAGTCTCCTTTATATGGTTGTGATTTAAATTTAAGGAGTAATGTCTTTAGCGCCTTTTGCTTTTAGTTGTCCTTGAACTTGTAAAAGGATAAGTGAAAGAATACCGTTTGCCTTGACCTTAGGATTTGCACCAAGTGCTTCTGAAACTGCAAAAAGAACAGTTGCGATAAGTGCTTGATTAGCAGTTGCCCAAGCGATAATTGCTGCGATTGACATAATAACCTCGTGTGAATGAAACCTGGATTATTTAGCAAAAATCAATCAAATCTAGAACTTTGCATTTCACGACCTATTTCTCTTTGTCTTTCTGCTTGTGCTTTTTTTGTAGCAAGTTTTTTAGCAGGTGGATTTGCTGGTGGTTCTGCTTTAACTTCACTGGTGCGATCCTTTTTTACACCCCTTTCTTTTTCATGTTGAGCAACAGTTTTACCACTTCCGGTCATCATCCCTTCTTTATTTCGAGACCTTACAAATTCTACTGCACGATCACGGGGTTTTCTTGGAGTTCCCTTATCTTCCCTCCGTCTCTCATCAATCATTTCACCTTCCAATTCAACCTCTTCAGGTCTATACTTATCCTTTCTTGCCTTCTGTGCCTCAGGAGACATATTTGCAGGTTGAACAACTGCACGTGCAGCACCTTTTACTGCATTACCAACTGGATCTGCAAAATTCTTTTGGAAATTTTTTGCTCCCTGTTCGGCAGAAGTTCTTGGATTTGATAGAAGACTGCCAACTGCCTTTGAAATTCCAACACTCAATCCAGCACCTTCTTTGACATCTTCTTCATTAGAAACCATTACAATAGGATTTTTAACACCCAATCCAGATCTCAGTTTGTTTTTGATAAGATTGGTTTTTGCATAATCACCTCTAGTATCTCTTTGAGGTACTGATGAATCACAAGCAGTTTCTTCCTTTTGTACATGTTTTGGAAGACCTTCATGTTTGGTAGAAGCAAACTTCTTTGCCTCAGTATCACTCATTTCTTTTGCTGCCTTCTTAACTTCGGGCGAAGCATTATTCATTTCACCTTTCTTATAAGCATGAACCATTCCCATAAATTTTTGTTGGGCGGTGCTTACTGCAGTTTCAGAAACAACTCCCTCATGAACTTTACTAGTTTCTGGAAAAAGTTTTACTCCATTCCTTTTTCCACGCATTACCTCAAATTTCCTACCTTTTTTATCTTTTTTTTTACCTTCTTCAATAAAATCAAAATCTTCTTTTACACTGGAAGTGTCCTTACCGTCAGGAGTTCCACCGGTCTTGCGTTGGATTGCATTATGAACTGCGCCAGCATGTTCTTTAGCAGGACTTTCTTTTTTCCCATCGCCATCATAATCCTTACCTGCCTTAGCGGCCGCAGTTCTATCTCCTTTTGATCTTTCGCCTTCATAAGGTTCGCCATACTCGGTCATTTCAACTGATTCAATATTTGGATTGGCACGAAGATCACTAATCTTATCACGAGTTGCATAACGAACATAAGAAGTTCCGTTTTTATCAGTTACTCTTACTTTATACTTCCTATCAGACCCATTTCTAAGTTCTTGAAGATATTCCTCACCAAAAGTAGATTCTTCTTCTACACCTTCGACAAAAACTTTAAAGAGTGCATTTGCTACAGAATTTGATGCAAACTCTTCGATATTATAATCTTCTGCCATCGATCTACCAAAAAGTTTTGCCTTTACCATATTTAATTCTTGACCGTTCAAAGTTGATTTTTGAGGATTTTTTCTAATACCCTGCATATAATCCGTAAATGCTTGTTTAATATCGACACCTTCTCTTCTTGCACGATAGCGGATATCATAAACTGCTTGACGAACTTTTTTCTCCATCTTTGCCTTCATATCAGTAGGGCCTTGTCCCCCTGCTGGTGAAGGTCTATTATTTCTGGAAGGAAGTTCCTCAAAAATTTTAGTAGTCATTGGAAGATCTAATACTTACTTTTTTCTATACTTATTTATGAAATTAATTCCATACGCATTTCCACCTGGTTGTAAGTTCTCTGCACCAGTCTCAACTGCTCCAGGAGTTTTACTTGCATAATGTTTAAATGCACCAAGAGTTCCAACTAACGTATTTGGTTTTCCTGGTGCTCTCATTTCACTATCCATTTTAACTTCAGTATATTTCTTTGTTTCCATCAAATCTTTAATCCAAGATTTAAACATCATTCCACCTTCAGTCACATAAATCAAGTAATTAGTACCTCTTCGGATAATTCTTCCAATAATACCAGTATTCAGATTTTCCACCAATTGACCAATATTAAAAATTTTCTCTGAAATATAATTTTCACGCAATGTATGAGCATCAAATTTAGGAGCAACTTCCCAAACATTTATTTCTTCTTGCTGAACTTCTTCAATTCCCATAGATTGGCGAAGTACACTAAAGAGTTCCATTGCTTCCTTTCTAGCAACTTCCGGAGGTAATCCACCACGAAAAGTTTTAAAGTCACCTTCTGCGGCGGCAAGTCTCATTCTTGAAGCAGATACTCCTTCAATACCCTTTCCATCAGGATCTCGGTCACCAGAAGAAATTACTTCAATATTATCAAATTGATATAGATTACCATTATAATTATTTGCCAATTTATCAAACTCTTTGACTCGATCAGCACCACCAACAATTCTTATGGCAGAATATCCATCATTATGTGCCTTTTTGAGTACATCAAAAATGGTTCTCATATTTCCATCATTATAAATTCTCTCACTGTGCTGAGGGAACATTCTTCTCATATATGAGATCTTCGTATCCGCATCAAGAGGATTTTTCTTTGCATCCTGCGAACGAGAGGGGACGATGATATAATCGCTCTGATCTTGCTCTGCAGAAGCGGCAGCGGTATCCATCAATTGAAGATGTCCAATCGTAGGTGGATTAAAACGTCCGAAAGCAATTGTTAAAGTTCCCAAAGTTTTTTCAACTGGTGGTAAAGTAAATGGTTCTTGTGCAACTGGTTCTTGAACTTGTTGCTGATCTACTGGAACTTGTTCTTGTGGAACTGGTTCTTGTAGTGCTTGTTGTTGTGGTGCTGGTTGTGCATAAGATTTTTGAGAAAGATTTTTCTCCTGTTCAGTTTGAGCAGAATCTTTTCCACCAACAACTTGACGCTTATTATAAAACTTTAATTGTCCCTGAACAGTTTTGGCACTAAATTCTCCTGTGCCTCTTTCATACCATCCACCATGTCCATCAGTGACAAGACCCATACGAGTCGCCTGTTGAACTGCTCTGCTGGTTGCTTCGGTTATAAATTTCGAAAAACTTTTCATTTCCTATTCCAATTTTCCGTATTCAAAGTGCTCATAAACAATAAAATATACTTATATTTATGACTACCAGTTCTTTTGCATTGTAAAATTAGCATGAGAGAACACCTCACGGTTGACTAGTTTGAACATACCATAGTCATTGCTCATCACATAACCTTCAGCATCAATTCGATCATTCCCAATATATGCTTCGGGACCATTGTTACGGCAGACGTACAAAGCATCCTCCTTGATAGACTTTACCAAGTTCCAGAAATTAATCAAATTCTTGTTTTCAAAGTCATCAGGATTAATCTCCCTACCTTCACGAATACAAGCATTGATTGCTTTCTTCAATTCTACCAGTTGTTTACCACGAACGAAGATGGCAGTTTGTGCCATCTGACGGGCAAACTTACAGATCTCCTCAACATCATAGAATGAATCTTGACGGTGCAGAATGTATGCTTCAGGTTTCACAAACTTGACTGACTCAGTATCATACCAGATTGCACGATCAGGCATTGCCACAGCATCACGAAGATCATTTTCGGCATAATAGCAAGTATGAGGTGCGATGATAATGTTTTGGGAAACTACCTCAGGAAACTTGTAAGTGATGATATTGGGAGTATATTCAGAAAGTCCACCAAATCCAATAAAATCGCCTTGATAGATGCATTCCGTGCGAGGTAACCAATCAAAGCAAACATGAAGAATGTCTGCGACTCTACCTTCATGATTCACACCAATCTCTTCATGTGAATGATTGATTTTGATTTTTATTTTATTAAAGACGGATTTGGTCCCAACAAAAAACTTTCCAGTAGCAGGATTTGTTCCCCACACAATTGCAGGAGCACCATCAATCTTTACAGAAAGGTGTCCAGGAGTCACAAACCAATCCAGTACTGATAGATCTCCAGTCAGAATGGAATCTTCAGGATGTTCGAGGTGTGTGTTTTTCATTTGAGGTTTTGTGGACATGCCAGTATAATAATCCACAATGCTGGATCTGTCATGACACCTTGTGCCAGTTTAAAAATCGTCCACTTATAATAGAATGGAGCGTAAGGAAATTGAATCCTTATTGCTGGAATGCAAATCCAGAGTAATAACCGTTATACGAACGCCCCAATAAAAGAATTAAATCACCTAATAGAAATTAGATCAAATAATTCTGGATGAAGTTTTCCATACTTCCTCATAATTTCTCCTGCTTTTGCATTTGCTTCATTTTCTGAAGGACTGCCAGGATTTGGATTCATTGCAACACGTTTAATAGATTGTTTGTAATGGACAACCTCATGAGCAACGGTTCTTAAGATGTCTAATGGATGGCGATTAATAATACTGATGTAAACAATGCCATCACTATTCATCATACCAAATGCTCTATTTTTCTTTGAAAAATCGGGATCATCAATGAGTATATAAGGAATATCAATAGTCAAACTTAGTTCTCTTTTTAAGAAAACTATAAATTTTTTGAGAATTGAATTAAATTGAATTCTACTTATTGGTCTTCCCGTTCTTTTTCCAAGAATAGACATATTTTTTGAAATATTTATTACAAATCGCCCTGAACACGGTTTTCTGAGCGATAAACATCAAAAGCACCTTCCGGATAGCGAGCACTCAGTTTCTGATAGTTCATTTCAAGAACTTCCTCAAATGTAATATCCAGTGCCATACATGCTTGTGCAAGATACCAACACAGGTCTCCAAGTTCACGCTTCATATGAAAGATGTTCTCTTCAGTATAAGGTTTGCCTTGAAGAAAAATCTTTTTGACTACTTCGGTAAATTCACCTGCTTCGGCACTCATACCAAATGCCGCAGTCATCAGACGAGAAACATCAGCACCTTGTCCTTCCAGTTCATTCAAACGTTCAACAAGTTTTGGATATTCACTACTTGCCGGACTGGTGGTTTGACGAACAAATTCAATATACTTATTAGGTTCGATAGTTGCCATATTTAAAACTTAAATCCTTCGAATGATTTTTTAGGTTTGCTTTCTTCATAATTATACTCCTC